TCATCATATTTATCATTTTCTTCTTTTATTTCCTTGTTAAGTTCCTGCAAATTTTTAGCTGCATTTTCGAAATAATCAAGGCTTTCATTCTGCTGTCTTATATAGTCATCAAACATTTTCTTTTCCTCCAGCTCCAATTTTCTTTTCTTGTTTTTTCCTATTTTCTAAAATCTCTAATTATTCTAGGACACCACCACAGCAGCATAGCCATTAAAAACGGAAAAGCTATATTACCGCCAGCAATCCAATGTCCTTTGATTCGTATAACTTCAATCTGAATCCAAATTGATGTTAGAATCAAAATCATCCATTTCATCATATCCTTTGTTGTCATCAATGCTATTTTCCTCCAGTTCCTTAATTTCTTGCTTGTCCATTTCTTTTTCCAGTTGCTCTCTTATTGTCATTATTCCTCCTTAATTTCATAATTTACTATTTTAAATTTATTTTTATTTGTTATCTTTTTAAATTTAACTTTGATTATATTTCTATCTTTTGTTTCAAGTTCTAGTATTCTTTTATTCCTGTCAAGTGTATAAGCCTCAACAGAATAATATTTTCTGAAAATTGATTTTACTTTTTTGGCAATCTGTATTAATTCAGTTGCTTTTAAGCTGTTCAATTCTTTCATTAATTTTTCATTCGTTTTAATTATCCTCCTAAAAATTTTTGATATTCTCAATATCCTCAATCAGTAATTCAGATTTGTTTTAAATGTTCTTAGATAAGCCCTTTTGTTACCCTGATATGCTTTTGATACTGATTAAGAATATTGTATTAACTTAATTGTGCCATCTATGTAAGAAAAAAATTTTAGAAAATAATAAATAATATAGAGGTACCTGCATATCCCAGTAGCATACTATGTGTTGTAAATATTCAGGGGGTAACAGATGGCACGATTAAATTAACATTTTTCTTGACTTTTTTTGAAAAATAATGTAAAATTACACAATAAAGAGATTAAAAAACGTTTTCTTGTTCTCTTTGCTAGCAACTTGCTTAAATCGGTTTTGGCTAAACCGTTTCGTATATGATGTTTTAAAGTTCCTGACTGTCAAAAGATGGTCAGTTTTTTTGTTGAAAAATACACTATTTGATGTTACACTTGTTTTAATTCTCTGTTAGAGAAAATTTATTTATGAAAGGGGGCAGTTATGCAATTAAACCCTGATTTAATACGTGGTATTCTTTTAAAAGCTGAATTAGAATCTTTTAAAATTTTAAAAAATGATGACGATGATGTAAACTTTTTTAAATTATTAAAAGATAAAAACACTCTTAAACAATTTGAAGAAGAAAAAGAAAAATATCAAAAACCTGAACAATTCCTATCTTATTCAAACAGAGAAATAGAATATCATACACTTTTTTTAAAAGAAGCGGAGTTAATAGTTATTGAAAAAAATTTTATAACCGTAACTCTTGAAATTTCAGACTTAACTGTTGCCGGGCATAATTTTGTTTCCAATATCAGAAATGATAAAAATTGGAATAAAATTAAAGAAATTTCTAATAACGTTGGCTCTACTTCCATCAATGCTTTGATTGAAATATCTGAAAAATTAATTTCAAAACTTATAGATAAAGAAATTAGTCTATATCAATAATCTCTATTTCAGAATTTTCAAAAATTAATTCAACAATTTCTTTTTTTTCTTCTTTAGTTTCACCGTAGGAGTAATAAATCTTTATATTTTTTGCTCCTTCCAAAATTTCTCCGTTTAGTTTTGGAACTAAAACTCCAGTTTTTTTTCTTCTTTCAATCGTTATTTTATTTTTCATAAAGAATCTCTCCTATCTATATTTTTATTGTCCTAAGATAACTAATATCTTATCCAAACCCACTGCAATATTTACAATGAGCTTGGTAAAACATCAATTTATTTCCAATCAGGATTAAAAATTAGTGGCTTTGGCTGTTTTTTGTTAAATAGTCTTTTGATTCTGTTCTTCAATTTCTTTTCTTCCTTTTCCTTTAAAACCTTCTTGTTGTTTTGATTTACAATTTCTAATGCTTCAAATTTCATTTTCTTTTCCTCCTTAAATTAATTATCAGTTTCTGCAATAAATGCCTCGATAACTTCCTGCAATTCAGTATATGGAGTTATAGAGTAATCCCTTAAATAGTCATCGAGCATTCTATATTCAGCTTCTGTGAAATCCTCTTCTGTGAGTTCTGCTTTTCTTGACTTTAATTCTTTATAAAGTTGGCTATATCTGTAATCACATTGCTCTTCATACTCTGCATTTTCCATATCCAAGTCGTATAATCTTCTGTCCCAGCCTCTTTCAACTTCTGAGGCGTATTTTAATGCTTCACTGCAACTCATGTTATCATCTCCTTCTGTTTACATTTGACAACGAAATAAGTAAAAATTTTTTGTAAAATTTTACTTACATAAATATTATATACCACTTGTTGTTAAATGTCAACACTTTTTTAAAAAAATTATCAAATGACAACAAAAATATTGTATAATTATAGAAAAAGGGATGATACTTATGTCAGATTTTAGAATAAAAGATGAACAATTAAAAGAATTAGGTAATTACTTGAAAAAAGTTAGAGAGAGTAGAGATTACTCGTATGGGCAAGTAGCAGCATATACAAATTTGAATAAAAAGGAAATATTTATGCTTGAAAACGGACAAAAGAAAAAACCAAATCCTTTTTATTTGAAAGCTTTATCAGCTTTTTATAGAATAGACTTAAGTAAGTTGTATAAGATGATTGGATATATGGATAACGAAGGTGAGATGAATAATGAAATAGAAGATTATAAAATCGATGATGAAATGTTAGATTTATTAAAATTGTTAGATGTAAAAAATCAAAAGAATATTTTGAATGAAATGATAGAAAAAATCGAATATATAAAATTAAAAAATGGTGATTATAAAACAGTAGAACCTTTAATACGAAAAGTAAAAGAAAAAATAGAAGAGTTATAAAAATAGGAGGAAAAATTATTGAAAATAAAATTTTTTAAAGTATTTTGCTTGTTTTTACTTACAAGTTTACATAGCCAAGCGACTAGTAATTATAGCGAATTAACTGTTGATAATTTAACAATTGCTTTGGTAATAACTTGGATAGTAACATTTGTTGTAATAGTTAAATTAATGTTAAGTAGAAACAAATATAAAAAAGCCACTTTACTACTTGCAGAAGAAAACGAAGAATTAGAAAAAATAAAAAATAAAGTTTTAGAAGTCGAAAAAATGGATTTACTGAAAGCTATTGAAAAATTTGATGAAATGAATAATAAAATATTAAAATTGGAATCACAAAAAGAAAAATTAGATGATGAATTGTTAAAAACAACTAATCAGTTAAACAAACAAAAAGAAAAATTAGAAGCAGTTAATGATGAATTGAATATGGAAAGTTTTGCACTGTATAAACCGAAATATGATTTTGCTAATTCAAGTCAATATAAATTTAAGTTAGAAGAAATTAGAAAAAACCAAAAAGAAATGATAAAAAGCAAAAAAGCAGTGCATTATTCAAAAGATTGGACTATTAATGGCTCAGCCTCAGAAGGGCGAAAAATGACAAACAATAATATTAAAATGATTTTAAGATCATTTAATTCTGATTGTGAGGCAGCCATCAATAAAATTAAATTTAGCAATTTGGAAAGAATTGAAAATAGAATTTATAAATCTTTTGAGCAACTGAATAAATTGAATGAAGTTAATCAGGTTTCTATTACACAAGAATTTTTGAATCTAAAATTTGATGAATTACATCTAGGTTATGAATATGAGCAAAAGAAAGAGCTTGAAAAAGAATTATTGAGAGAAGAACGAGAAAAAGAAAAAGAAAATAGAAAAGTATTACAAGAAATTGAAAAGAAAAAACGTAGCATTAATAAAGAAATTTTGCATTATGAAAATGCTATTGATGAAATAGAGAATAAAATTTTAATTTCTTCAGAAAAAGAAAAAGAAGAATTAGAAAATAAATTATCTGAAATAAGAAAAATTGTTGAAAAATATAATGATGAAAAAGAAGAACTAGATTACAGATTAGAAAATATTGGTGCTGGATATGTTTATATTATTTCAAATATTGGAGCATTTGGAGAAAATATTTTTAAAATTGGAGTAACAAGAAGACTAGAACCTTTAGAAAGAATCAGGGAACTTAGTAGTGCTTCTGTTCCATTTAAATTTGATGTTCATGCTTTAATATTCAGTTATCAAGCATATAACTTGGAAAAAGAATTACATAATTTGTTTGATAATAAACGGGTAAATTTAGTTAATAATAGAAAAGAATTTTTTAATATAAGCATAGATGAAGTGGAAACAGCACTAGCAAAATATAAGGATTTAACATTTGAATTTAATAAAATTCCAGATGCGGAAGAATATAGGGAAACGTTGAAGTTAAGAAATTAATATAATTTTTATTATATATAATTATTTGGGGGTTGATTCGGTTTCAAATATAATTTGCTGAAAGGAGAAAGAAATAGTGAACCGAAAAATTATAGCTATGCTATTAGCTATGTTTTTACTGTCAACTATAAGTTTTGCACATAGCGGAAGAACAGATAGCAAAGGTTGTCATACAAATCGTAAAACTGGAAAATACCATTGCCATAAGAAAAAATAATGTTTTTGAAAGAGCTTTCTTAAAAGCTCTTTTTTTAAATTAAATTTTTATTTTCGTTGACATATAACAACAGATGTAGTATAATTTTAAAGAGGTGATAATATGGCTAGGAAATACAAAAAATCAAACGAACACCCTGAATTTGCTAGATTTAAATATTTAATAGAAAAGAAAAAATTGACAATAAATGAATTTTCTAAAAAAATAGGGTGTTCTAGAAATGCAATTTATAATTTTTTTAAATGGGATAGAAAAAAGCAAATCCAACAAATCTTTAGAAAATTAAATTTTTTTGACTAATTCGTTGTTAAAAGTAAACGAATTAGTTATTATTTGATTTTTTTAAGATAATAATCAAATTAATTAATTCAATAATTTCTTCTATTTTTTTATCATTATTTTCCATAATAATTACTCCTTTCATTTAAAGATGTAATTATTTTAATAATGATTAAGTTGCAATTCAAAAAAGAAAAGGAAGGAGGTGTGAGATGAAATATGAAATAGACAAATCTAATTTTATATTCATATTATGTGCTTATCAAGCGTTTAAAGTAATAAAAAATGGAGTAAATATTCAAAATGTATTAATAGGCATCGGATATATAACGGTTGCTGTAATATATTTTAAATATGAAAGCAAAATAAAAAAGGCAATATATGAAATACTACCTTTTCTAATATTTTATGTTTTATTTGGAGTTCTTTTTGAAAGTTTTATCGTAACCTTTTTTGAATAAATAAAATAAAAATAATTTTGTTGCATCAAATAAATTTTCTGACAAGAAATCCGAAGCATTATTTTCGTTAGAAAGAGAGACGATTTTTACAAAATATTTTTGAAAAGTTAATCCTCCTGTTTTGAAAATCCATGCAGCAAAACTTTCTCCTGCGGGTTTTAATTCAGGAATAGTTATAAAAACAAATAAAAGTAGTGCAAAGATGTAATATGAAATTGCTAGCTTTATAAGCAAATCTTTAGGAATAGGAAGCTTTAGACTTTTGAACGCTTCGATGTATTCTTCTAATTTAGACTTGATAATAATGACAGGAATTTCATTAACCAGCACTTCAAATTTTTCTTCTTGAGTATGGTTGTAAGTGTCAATAACGGAATTTATGTAAGTGTTCCAGTATTCAAGATTTTCAGAATAGATTCCAAGATTTGTTCTTAAAGTTTGCAATTGTAAATTTATTACTTGGATTTGTCCGTAAATATTTAAAAATTCTATTTGTTTTATTGGAATATTCAAATTATTATGGTTAATTTTTTCTCTAATTTCATTTAATCTTGGATAACTGTTCATCATTTGTTGTAATCTTTGAATAGCAGGATTATTCATTGCTAGTCGGATTCTTTGAATATTAGAGTTGTTTTGCAATTTTTGAGCTGCTTCCATAGAAGCAAACAAATTTTTAGGAATAAGCATAATAACACCTCCTTTCTTGTGTATTTAATTTTATTTGGCGATATTATTATAACTCAAAAGGGGGTAAAAATGAAATAAGGGAGGTGCGAGATGAAAATAAATTGGAGAAAGATATTGCTACAAATAATTTTATCAGTAGCAACATCAATAATAACACTGTATATTTTGGCTAGATACTTTAGTTAGTAGCTTTAAAAATCAAAGCGAACCATTTCCAATGGTTTATTAGATACCACACAACAATTGTTGTTAAAATACTTGTTATTATTGGAACAAAAATAGAAGTTAATATTTTAAGTGAAAAGATTTTAAGTTCAGTAATAAATTTATTTTTACGTTCAATTTTAAAATCTTCAAGAAAGGCAATGCCGTTAGGATTAATTTCAATAATATCGTCATTAATGTTATTGTCGTAATAATTTGAAACATATTCAAGAATATTATCGATCCTTATATCTAAAACATCTCTTGAATGATGATTGAATCGTTTTAATAAATCGTTATACCTAACTTTTTTCTTTTCAGAAATATATTTTAATATTTTCAAATCAATAGAGTTCATAGTAGTTCTCCTTTGTTTTTGTTAATATTATAGCACGAAATCAAAAAAGGAAAAATAAGGAGGCAAGAGAAATGCAAACAAGAGGTACAAATCCTAAGCCAGCAACTTCTAGACCGTCAAATCCGAGAATAAAGCAGTTATACATTAATCCAAGAGAAAATATAAAAAGAGTGCATGATGTAACTTTGAAAGTTTTGAAAATTATTGAAGAAGAAGGTGTAACTGAAGATGAATTTGATATAATTGTCAAATTAATTAGAAATGAATTTAACAGATTGAATGGAAATAGGAACAGAAATTTTGAGTTTAAAATAAAATTTAAGGAAGTTATGCTTAAGCAATTTAAAGAAGCGCTTGAAAAAATATACGATTCAAAAGGTGTTTTATAACAAAAAAAGCACTCCGAAAAGTGCTAAGAAAAAAACTTATGAAATACTACATATTGTAATTATTATAGCATAAAGATGTTAAAAATACAATATGTAGGGAGAGGAAAGAAATGGCAACTTTTAGAGTAAATAAAACAAGTGATTATACAGTAATATCAAATTATCATTTAAGAGAAAAAGAAATGAGCTTGAAGGCAAAAGGACTTTTGACTTTAATGTTAAGTCTACCAGGGAATTGGGATTATTCAATATCAGGATTAGCCTCAATATGTGCTGAAAACGAAACCGCTATAAAGACAGGGTTGAAAGAGCTTAAAAAATTTGGGTATTTAAGAATATCTAAAATATTTCCAAATAAAGAACGTGGAAATAAAAAAATAGAATACGTTTATGAAATTTTTGAAAAACCTCTTGGAGAAGACAAAAGACAAAAAGAACAAGAAACAGAAAAGCAACCGTTAGAAAAACAAAAGGTAGAAAATCAAGGTGTAGAAAATCTACCTCTAGAAAGTCAAGCGGTAGAAAATCAAGGACAATTAAGTACTAAAGAATTAAATACTAAAGAAGTAAGTACTAAAGAATATATACATGTGAAAAATGAATTTTCACAAGTGTGTGAAGAAATAAAAAACAAATGGATAAAAATTGCTCATGAATACAAATTATCAGGTACGCAACTAAAAATAACTGAAAAACGAAAGAGGGTTATTAATAATTTGCTGAAAGAATATTCGGCAGAAGAAGTGCTGCAGGCAATGGAGAAAGTACATGCTTCGAGTTTTCTGCAAGGAAACAATAAAACGGGATGGCAAATAGCGTTTGATTGGTTTATTAACAAATCTAATTTTTTAAAAGTACTCGAAGGAAATTATGATGACAAGACAAGCTCGGAAATAAAAAATAATAATATTTATGCTAATCAAAAATCTGGAACAAGCATAAAAACAGAAAGACCAAAAGTAACAGCAGAAGGGCTTAGAAAATATTTTGGAGGTAGCAGAAATGACAATGGAGGAATTTAACGAGGGATTCGGAATGTTACTTGACTATTATCCCAATACACGAGTAACAGAAGGGCTTGTAAATATTTATTTTATGGGATTAGCTGAACTTAGCATAGAGCAATTCAACTATGCAATAGGCAGAATAGTCAAGGAATATGAAGGCGATTTTTTGCCAAAAGTTACAGTAATTTTAAAATATGCTAAAGATTCAGATTTGGAACAGCAAGTATTCTATGCCAAGAAATTGCTAAAAACAGCAATGTACAAAAACGGCGGAAAAGGAATGATATGTTTTGAGGATAAGGGGCTACATGCTGTAGTTGATTATGTTGGCTGGAATAGACTATGCACGATGAAAGATGACGAGTTTGACAGTTTCCTTAAATGGGAGTTGGACGGAATATACAAAGGATTCTGTGAACGCCCTTATGAAACTTCTGACTATTACAGGGGTACAAGCCAATTATTCGGACAAATAAAACCTAGAATGATAGGCTACAAGGAAGCCAAGATTAGCAATGTAGAAAATATGAATTTCATAAGGCTTGAGTATAAAAATATTACAACACAGATTGAAAATAAGGTCGATTTGTCGGAAATAAAAAATAAAATGCTGATAGGAGGATAAATGCAAAAATTACAGGAAGAAAAGAAAAGGCTGGAAAGTAACAATGAAATTTTGAAAGAACAAAACAAAATTTTAAATGAACAGATGATGAAAAAGTCTGAAAAGATAAAGCAAAATGGTGTTCGGATAGAGGAAAACAACAAGAGAATTAGGCAAATTGAGAAAATTTTGAAAGTTAAAATAAAAGAAAACAAATAAAAAATATATAAAATCAGGAGGAAATAAAATGTTAGGAAACAACGTAGTAGACTATATGATAAACAGCTGTAAAGGAGCATACAATTTAGAAAATGCAAAATTAATTAAAAAGAATGTGGAAGACAAGAAAGTTCAGTTTGTTTTTAAAAGAAGTGATTTAAAATTAAATATTGAGTTTGCGAATGATAAGATTTCAGGAATTATATATAATAATTTCTTAACTGATTCACAAAAGGAAAATGTAACAGAATCTGAATATTGTGCAAGATTGAATGAAATGCTTGAAATAACAGACATTGATGATATGAATAAACTTGACGAAATCTCAAGAAATATTATCAAAAAAATAAATTCAGAAAAGTTGTTTGGAGAAAATCCAAAGGAATTGCTTTTGAATAGAGAAGACAGAGAAAAACTTGTAAAAATAAAAAGATTTTTCGGAGCAGAGCCGCAGTTGCTGAAGTTGTATGAAGAAATTGAAGAGCTACAAACAGCATATAGAAATTACAGAAAAACATTTTACAAGGATGAGCAAAACTTGATTGAAGAAATAGCGGACTGCTTTGTTGTGGCTTTACAAATAAACAAAGTTAAAATGATAAAAAATGTTATTAAAGGCTTAGTTGATAATACTAAAATCTTTAAAACTGAAATGATTGAAAAAATCATAAGAATGATTAAATTTAAAATCAATCGTACAATCGAAAGAATTGAAAGCGGACAATATGGAACATACAAGATTGAATATAAATCCACTAGAGCGACACAGGAAGCTGTCAGCAAAGAAAAAGAGATTGAGGCAGTAAATTCTCCAGCAAAATCATTTAGCGTTGCAGAGAGCAAGAAACAAAGCCGTGAGGAAAAGGAAAAAGCAAGAAAAGAGAACAAGGTTTTTGAATTTGTAAAAAAGAATGAGCCGTATTACTACCAAGCACGTGATATTCAGTTGAACACTAAGATACAGGCTAAGGAGTGTACAAGAATAGTTGAAAAATTTATTAACGAGGGGAAAATAACGGTTATAAAAAGCGGAAAAGACGGCATATATGGGGCAACACTTACAACTGTTCAGGAAGCAGAGGTAATTGAATAATGGCGATAAATGCAGGGAAGAGATTTGAAAATGACTTTAAGAATAGCGTAGATACAAGTGAAATCTTTTTGCACAGATTCAAGGACGGAACAACAGGAACTGTAAATGGACAGATGATCAGATTCAAAAATAAAAACTTATGTGATTTTTTGCTTTTCAAGAACGGCTTGCTCGTACTTGCTGAGTTGAAATCCTTTTTAGGCAAGTCAATGCCGTTTTCTAATATCAAAAATACAGTTGATGAACAGCAGACATTTTTATATAACTTGCGACTTGAGGCAAAGAAAAATAATGTAAAAGCGTATATGATATTAAACTTTAGGGATTTGTCAGAGACGTATGCAATAGATATTCATAATTTTGATGAGTTTTACAAAATGACGAATAAGAAAAGTATAAGCATAGATGAAGCAAGACAACTGGGAAAACAGTTATATCAACAAAAGAAAAGAACAAGCTACAGATATGAAATTAGTGATTTATTCAATTAGGAGGAATAATGGGTAAAAGATTAGCAAAAAATAGAGTTAGAAGTATTTTAGAGGAATATCCAGAAACACGGAATGCTGAAAATCCTGACACATATGTTATGTGCTTAATATTGGTTGAGGACGGAATAATAACGCAGGATCAGGCGGCAAAGATATATGACGGATATTCAATTAACAACATAGTTAAAAGTCGCCAGAAAATCCAAAATTCAGACAAGGAATATGAGCCAAACGAAGAAACTAAAAAGAAAAGGTTTGTAGGATATATGAATTTCAGGCACGCCTGGCGGAAAGGAAACTTGGATGTCTAAGAGAATGAGCAGGGAAAACCAAAAATTAATATACTGGTTTATAGACTGCTATGCCTATCATTTGAAAGGAGTAGACATAAATTGGCAGACTAGCAAACAAAAGCCTGCCATTTCCGATTATTTTTTATACAAGGCAAAGGAGGACTTGAAAAAACTTTATATCAGGCATAGCGGAATTAATTTGAAAGGTTACAAGCCTTTTAAAAATATAGAAGAAAAATTAAGAATCAGACTGAACGAAGTTTTAGATAAGAATTATACTAAGGAAACTAAGGTGAATATTGTAACAAATGATTTAATAGATTTTGTCCGGGAAGAAATGCAAAGATTTTTATTAACTCTTACAGGCACATTCAGTCTAAAACTTGATATGATGAGTAATAAGGGGGCAATAGCCTTTACTAATTATTTATTTGATTATTTTCTTCAGAATGATATAGCAATGTGGGAAGAAATGCAAATGCTATACAAACAACAGAATGAAGAAAAATATATTTATTCTATGCTGAAACATAGAAAATGTGCTGTATGTGGAAAATATCATACAGAAAATAGTAGTATAGATTTGGAACATTGGGATTCAATCGCAAGCACTCATGGAACTTATAAAAAAGACACTGGACAGGAAGGTCGGTACATTTCATTGTGTAGACTACATCACAATCAGAAACATAATTGGGGAGTTCAGACATTTGAAAGAAAATACAACGTAAGGGGTATTTATTTGGATGATGAACAGATAAAGGAGTTGAAAAAGATTTATAAAAATCATTTTAAGGCATTTAAGGAGGATAAAGAATGACTGATAAAGAAAGAAAAGATTATGAAAGAATTTTTTTAGAAGTTTGGGATAATAATTTATTGGAAAAAGGACTTCTGATTGAAATGTGTCAACTGCTTGAATCAGACAAGAAAAAAGAAGATGGCGATGGATTTACATTATTCTATTACAAAACTACAAATGGTAGAACGTTTGTAATCGAAGACGATGAAATTCAAGGAACTTTGGAAATTTACGAGGAAAAATAAAGTTCAGTCGTGAAAAGTCGTTTTTATTAGAAAAAGATTAGGAGGAATAAATGAAAAACAAGGATAGGATGCAATTCAATTTAAAAAACTGGGAAAAACGTGGTTTCTTTGGAAATTTTTGGGATAAAAATGACAAAAGAGCAACTTTTAAAAAAATATTAAATAAAGACAAGTATAAAAAGAAGTGAGGGGATAAAATGAATCTTATTGAATTGTACGGCATAAAAATAAAAGAATTAACTGAAATATTGAAAGACGAAACAGTCGAAAACTTTGAAATAAAAGAAAGCATGAATTATATAGATTATTTTTGTATTTCTTTTGAACTTGATTTTAAAAAGAGGATTGAATTGAATATAGCAATAACTGAAGTGAAAGGAAACTATCAATCAAGAAATTTGAGTATCGAAGAAATAGAACGCCAATTTGATAATAAGTTTAAGGAATTAAAAGAATATCTAGAAAGTAAAAATAAAGGCGAGCTTAAAGAACTTGAGGATAAAATATCTGAGTGTGAATCGGAACTTAAAAAAATGAGGGAACAATATGATAAGATAAATAATTATGGAGAGGATTTGAAATGAAAAAATTATTATTAGGAATTACAATTTTAGGATTGACAGGAAGCTGTGCAAGATGGGAAGATACTCAAAAAGATTGGAAGAGCGATACGAAAGGGCTAAAAAGGACAGTACAAATTTATACTCTCGACGGGAAACTTTTAAAAGAATACAAAGGAATGATAAGAGTAAGAGATTCGGATGAGAGCGGAAGAATATCATTAAACTTAATAAGCGAAAACAATCGCAGAGTTACAATTGATAATGCGATTGTAATAACAGAGGAGGATTAAAATGCTGGAAATAATAATGAGAATATTAAGTGCGGTAGTTACAATATTTTTAGTTTTCTTTTTAGTTAGCTATCTGTATGCTTTAGTTGAAGATGTAAAAAAGAAATTAAGGGGAATAGCTAAAATTAATTATACACCTTACAATGTGATATATTTTTTAGTTTTTTGGTTTTTAAGTGTTACGTTAATTTATATTACATTTCATTTGATTGTATTTTTTGCAATTAGAGTGTAGAAATATTGTTTAAAACAGTTGCAAATATTGATAAAATAAGGTATAATGAAAGGGTGATAAAATGCTTACTAAAGAGCAGATAAAACAAATTGAAAATGATAAAAAACTTTTTTTCTTTATTGTCGAACTTTTGAAATTAAAATCAGAAGTTAGAGAGGTTGAAATGACAGCTGTTTTAAAAAACGGAAAGATGATAAAGAGAAAAAAGTTATTAATTGAATAAAGGCAAGAACATAAAATTTGTGAGCCGATTTATATGTAGATTAGAAATAGTCTATTTATAAGTCGGCTCTTTTTTTGTCTAAAAATCAAAGAAAGGGGGCAAGATGAAGATTGAGAAAATAAATATCAATGAAATAATTGAGTATTCATGGAATGCAAAAGAACATCCTGAATGGCAAATCGAACAGATTAAAAACAGTATTCAAGAATTTGGATTCAATGATCCGATTGCAATTGATGAAAAAGGCATAATAATCGAAGGACACGGAAGATATTTGGCATTAAAAGAACTTGGATATACAGAAGTTGAAGTAATCAAATTAAATCATTTAACAGAGGAGCAGAAAACAGCTTATGCTATTGCTCATAATAAACTTACAATGAATACTGAATTTGATATTGAAAAGTTACAGTATGAATTGAATAAGTTGGAGGTAAATGATTTTGATTTAAGTGTACTTGGTTTTGAACAGCCTGAACTTGATGAAATTTTGCAAGAGGAAATAGAAGAGCTAGAAATTGAAGAAGAAGATACAGATGATACAGAAGTCAAACGTACTAAATTAATTTGTCCCTGCTGTAATCATATTGCCGAAAAGAGCGAATTTAAGGAGGTAATGAATGGCGAAGATACATAATGACAAATATTATACTCCTGATTCGGTTGTGCAAAAAGTTATTAAAGTTTTGGAAAAAGATGTGATGTCTATAAAGGAATTCTCAAGGATTATAGAGCCAAGTGCAGGTGCCGGAGCATTTCTTAAAAGACTTCCTAAAAGTGCGATTGGATATGATATAGAGCCACAAGGTGAAAATATCATAAAAGGCGATTATCTTAAACAGAATATTCCATATATGAAAAACAGCCTTGTAATTGGAAATCCACCTTTTGGAAGCGCTGGAAATTTGCATACAGAGTTTATAAAGAAAAGTATGGAACATTCTGACTATGTAGCATTTGTACTTCCAGGCGATATGTATAAGAAAGATAAGTTTGAAAATATAGAACTGTATAAATCATATATGCTGCCAGCAGTCAAATACAGTGGAGTTAAGTTGAGATGCTGTTTCAATATTTATCGCAAAAGAAAAGGTAAATTAAAAGAAAAAAATATAAAAGATGTTGAGATTTTAACTTTTTCTAAAACTAAGAACACAACAAAGCAGCAGGAACTAGACTGGTTGAGTATAAAATCCGATTTTAGATTTATAGCATTTGGAACAATAAGATTGTTAAAAAGTACAGATAAAAGAGTTCGTGCGAAAGAAATAAAAATAATCTTAAAGAAAAAAGTTAATTTAAAACCAGCCTTGGAAAAATATTTAAAGAACAGGTCTAAAGTTGCAGTGTCAACTCCGAATGTAAGCAAAAAAGAAATCACTGAGTTAATATATGATAATTTTCCACAATTAAGGGAATAAATATGACTAAAAAATTATTACTGAACGAATGGGAAGAACTTGGAGGAGAAAATGCTGCAAAAGGAACTTTGAAGAAACTGGCTGATAAATATGGTGTCCCAGAGGGAACTGTGAGGCGCTGGAAGAGTGAATATTTAAAGAAGAATAAGGCAAACGTTCGGAATAAAAAGCGAACGAACAGCGAACGTTCAAACGAACGTGATATTCAAGTAAAAAAAGATATTTTAAATGGTATTCCAAAAAAGGAAGTGATGGCAAAAAATGGCATAAGCGAACGAACATATTCAAGAAAAGAAAAAAGTATAAGACAACTTCGCTTAGAAAAGACAGAAAAACAATTGGATGAAATAATTGAGAAAGTTTATGCGGATATGAGCGATATGCTGAAAAATATTGAAATTTCAAAACGTAACTTGGTAATAAGAATGGCTAAGGAAATCTCGAAAGATGAAACGCTGGACGCCAAAAGGCTTCAAATTATCGACAAGGCTTACATAACTATAAAGAAAATGGGAAATGATTTAATGAGGACTGGGAAAATGCTTACTGCTTATGAGGTTCTGGAGATTGATAGACAGCTTGCTGAAGAGGAAATATCAAGAGAGAAATTAGAAATCGAGAAATCTAAGACCAATATAGATAAGATTGATAACAAAATAGAAATTGAGCTGATAGATGTATGAGAATAAAGACTAAAATAAATAGACATTTCAAAGATTTAATAAAAGATAATGAAAATCACATATATTTTATGCTTGGTGGATACGGAAGTGGAAAATCTTATGTTGCAGCCTTTAAATTAATAATAAAATCAGCAGAAAAAAGAAAAATCTTAGTAGTAAGACAGATAAAAGAAAATTTGAGAGGAAGTTGTTTTGCTGATTTGACAAGTGCCATTGAAACGTTAGGGTTGGAACAATATTTTTATATAACTATAAGTCCACTTAGTATTAAATGTATTGCTACTGGAAGCGAATTTATTTTTAGAGGATTAGATGATGTAAGAAAAATTAAATCAATTAAAGACATTGATACCATTTGGATCGAAGAATGTGATGAAATTGATTTTAAATCATTCAAAGAATTGAAAAGTAGATTAAGAAGTATCAAAAATCGCAACATTATGATATTAACCACAAACCCGAACGAATATGGTGTATGGACTTATAAATATTTGGTTGGACTATTAAATAAATTTAATATGCAAGAAAATGATATTTATGAGAAAAGAATAATAAAGTTAAAAGATGTAACTCAACTGAAAAACGGGAGTACATTTACAGAAAACATATATTTACATCATTCAGTATACACAGACAATAAATTTTTACCTGACAATTTTATAGCAGACTTAGAAACAGAAACAGATGACTATTTAAGAGCAATAAAGACATTAGGGAAATTCGGAAGTGCTGGAGGCACATTATTTAGAAATTTACATCATATGGAGCAAAGTAGAATAGAAAAGTTGATTGAAGGCAAATGGAATAGATTTGCTGGATTTGACTTTGGTTTTAGCAACTCGTACAACGCAATAGTAAGAGTTGCGATAGATGAAGAGTTGAACGACTTATATATTTACGAAGAGTTTTACGATAATCATTTGACTGATGTGGAAATGCTGGAAACTGAAATGATACAGAAATTAATAAATGACGGAGAAGTTGTTTATGCAGATAGTGCAGAACCAAAGGCAATAGCTTTTTACAATATGAACAATGTAATGATTAATCCAGTTAAAAAGACGAGCGATATAAGTAAAGCCGGAGTTAAAAAGATACAATCATTTAGAAATATATTTATTGATAAAAATGTGTGCCCGAATACATACAGAGAATTAACGGAAATGAAGTGGTTTTTCAATAAAGATGGATTGATAGCAAAAAATCCGAAAACGCAAAAGCCATTCAATATTGACCCGCATAGTTTTGACGCTATTAAATATGCTTTGAGTGATTATACGCCATATATATTAAATAAACATTATTACAAAGAGGAGGTGGATAATGAGACTTAATATTTTTTCAAAAGGATTTTGGAGTACCAGGTCGCCAGTTACGTTATCTGAATTTATAAATAATTATTCTCTTGGAGACGAAGATCCTGAAAAATTTTTGACCCAGCTATACAAGAATCCGTTTACATCTAGTGCGATAACAAGAATAAATGAAGCAATAAACAATTTGAAATGGGGAACATATAAAAAAGGATATAGCGATAATGTGAAAGATGTAAAAAGTAGTTATGTACTAAATACATTGCAAAATCCTAACTCCTTGCTTAATACAGACCAGTTTATTAATTATTTTGCTTTATATTACATCTTGTTTGGCGAGTTACTTGTAATGAGAGTCGACTTGTTCACAAAAGCTGAATTGGTTTTATTTAAAAAAGGCTCTTATCACATCGAATACGATAATCAGAATGTATTGAATGGAATTAAATCAATAAGAATTAACAACAAGGAATACAAGGGCGAAGATTTAAAAATGTTTCACTATATCAAAGGCGTGAACATTTACGACAATATCGCTGGAGCAGGACATGGAATAAGCAAGGTGCAATCTTTAACCGCTTTACACAATTACTGGTGTTACATAATGCAATGGAACAACAGCATATTAAAGAATGGCGGTAAGAGAAATCTTATAATTATTGTTAAAAAGTTCCTGAATGTTTTTAAGAAAAAGGAAATTAAAGATGAAATTGAACAGAATAGCGGTGCTAGAAACGTAGGAAAACCGATTATTTTGGATGGAGAAGGTGCTGAAATAAAAGAGGCGGACTTTTTTCACCACAAGACTTTGATTTTCTGAACGCTATGGACGAAATAAGAAATACTACTGCGGCAGTAATGAATGTACCTAGTATTCTAATTGGAGATAGAACTAACAGCAAGTTCAGCAACTATAAAGAAGCCAAAAAAGATTTATATACAGAGAATATATTGCCATTAGTTGAGCAAATAGCCGAATATCTCAACAACATAATGAAAGACAAGTTAGAAAGTAATGAATACATAGATTTCGATACAAGTACAATTGGAGTACTCAAAGAAGACAGAAAGGAGAAAATGGCAATGCTTAATAATCTTAGTTATCTGACAATAAACGAAAAAAGAGCCGAGCTTGAATATCCACCTATCGAAAATGGAGACGATATTTTAATAAGCACATCAATGACATCACTCAAAGAAATGTATGAAGAAGAAAAACCAGTTGAGGAGGAAGACGATGGCGAAGAAACTGAATCAAGTGAAGAAGAAAATGAAGAAAATCAAGCTGACTAATTCTCAAAAAAAGATACTCGCTAAAAGACAGTTGAAAATGCGTAACAGATTAATACTTAAATTATTCGGACGGCTAAGACTGGTATTTAAGCAACTTCGTGGTGATATTGATGTAAATGAGCAGATGTTTTTGAGTGAATTCGCCTGGGAAACATTTGCGAGTCAACTATTCAGAGAATTGAAAAAAGGAATACTTGAAACAGTAAGCGAAACATCTAATTTTTTAATTACGCATCGTGGCATTGATGAAAAATTAATTCCAGCTGTAAAGAATAAAACTTTGAAAATGTTTGGAAAAAAAGTGATTGCTGAAAAAGTAGCTAATATAAAAGATACAACAAAGAAGACATTAAACAAAATTATTGTTTCAGGACAGGAAAAAGGGCTTAATATTCGTGATATTGCTAAGAATATAACGGAAAAAATAAAAGATATGGAAGAAAAAAGAGCGATGATAATAGCAAGAACTGAAACAGCTACTACTGCAACAATGACTTATTTGGAAGGGCTTATAAAAGCAGGATTGCCAAAAACGTGGTGGCACGTTGGAGGTGGAAAAACAGACAGACAGACACATTTAGATCTTGACAAAGTGACGGTCGAGGACGCAAGTAAGCCATTTTCTAATGGAATGATGTGTCCTCACGATTTAGAAGCAGATGTAGGAGAATTGATACGTTGTCATTGCGAATTAGTGTAAAGGAGGAGGCAATATGGATAAATTTCAAAAAAGTGTCGAAATGATTTTAAAAAAGGACACGGAAGAAAAAGGAATAATTGAAGGGCAATTAATAACTCACAGCGTTATTGACAGTTACGGAGATTATTTTGATAAAGAAGCGTTGGATAAAGTAAATAAAGAAAAAACCTATTTCTTGTTACATATGCACGAATGGAGCAAGGAAATTGGAACATTGAAAGTGTATCAAGATGAAAAAGGGAATTTGAAATTTACAGCGAAACTTGATTTGTCAACAGACGATAATGGTAATGCAATAAATCAGGACGCACAAAAAGTTTATTCGATGATGAAAAACGGAGCAAATTATGAAATGTCGGTTGGCGGATTTTTGAAACAAAGAGAATTTGGGAGAGTCCAAACTGACAAAGGAGAGGTTGACGCTAGGATAATTAAAGAAATTGAAGTTGTGGAAGGCAGTGTTGTATTAAAAGGAGCAGTACCAGACGCAACGGTGGAAACAGTAAAAGGCGATAATAACATAAATAAAAATAATAAGGGAGATGATAATATGCCAAAAAATATTGAAGATTTGGAAAAAGGAATGAACAAAAATACAGAGGATATAAAAAAAGCAAATGAAGATTTAGCAGCAGCATTGAAAAAGAATAAAGATTTGGAAGATAAAGTTGATAAAGCAAATGAAGAACTTGAAAGAATGGGTAAATCGTTAGATGAAGTTATGAAAAAAGGTGTGGCAAATCCTGAAACTGAAGAGAAAAAAGAAACTGAAGCATTGCAAAAATTTCTAAGAACTGGAGAAGCTGGAAATTTAAGGGTTGCCAAAGCAATATCTAGTACACAAGTTGCCGTATTAATTCCAAGTGCCTTAGAAAGAGAAATTTTAAAAGAAATAAAAGAAAATTCTCCATTTTTGTTTAATGCAAGAATTTATACAGGTAAGGAATCCTACAGAAGAGTACCGATTAGAAATGAAATAACTCCTAAAAACCAAGCTGTAAAAGAAGGTGTTGGAAATACTCAAAGTGGAGAAATAAGTTACACATATATTGATATAAAAGCTGGGAAAAGACAAGTTCCATATCCATTGACAGATGAAGCTAGGGAAGACGCATTTGCTGATTTAGTTGGCGAAATTAAAGAAGCAGTTGCAGAAGATTTTGGAATAACGTTAAGTGATTTAACAATAAATGGAACATATAATGAAACAGCAGACCAGTTTATTGAAGGGTTTATGACAAATGCTGATGTAAAATCCAATGCAGTAACATCTGCTACAGCTGGAAAAGTAACTTGGGAAGATATGGTAAAACTTGAAACAGGAATGAAAAAACAATATAGAAAAAATGCCAAATACTATGTCTCTCTAAAAATGTATGAAGAAATGAAATTATGGAAAGATACAACAGATAGACAATTGTGGAGTACAATCCATAACGGTGCAACAATGGTATTCAATGGTTATGAAGTGGTTGTTGATGAATTTTTAGATGATATAGCAACTGGAAAATTCCCTGCAATATTCTGCGACTTCAAAAAAGGTTACGGATACTACATAAAGAATGATTTTGAACAAGAAACAAACAGAAAAGTAAACGAAGGAATTACAGAAATTTATACAAGAATAAGAATCGGAGGAAAAGTATTAAGACCAAATGCTTTTAAACCGTTAAAAGTAAAATAGAGGTGGTTTGAATGCTGATAACAGTAGAAGACTACGAGAAAATAACAGGCACAACCTTAGTTGATGACGAAAAAGCTAGGGTTGAAACCTTGCTTGGTGTTGCAATTAGTCAGATTGAAAATATAACTGGATATAAATTAGAAGTCAAAACGCTCACAGAGGATTATGATTATAATAAGAGAATTTACTTAAATAAACGTCCAGTTGCTGAAATTGTAAGTATTAATTCTGATGATGAATATAAAAGTCGTGGGAATTATATTGAGTTTGTTAATTTTAGTAATTGTCCTTGCAATACAAAAGAAAAAGAAATTGAAGTAACTTATAAGGCTGGATATGATGAACTGCCAGACTGGCTGAAATATGAAATATCTATGCTTGTGAATGATTTTGTAAACAGTATGGATGAAGAAGCTGGCAAGTATAAAACTTATAAGATTGACGATATTTCTTATTCATTCGTGGATTTTGCAAGCAACAAGAGAGAAAAAATTGAAAGTATCGTGAGGAGGATATATGGCTGAAATTGTATATGAATTAGAAGGACTGGAAAAACTTGATAAGGAACTGAAGTATTTGAGTTCTCATGCTGTTAAAGTTGGAGTTTTAGGAGATGGGAGTAATAACGGTGTTTCGGTTCAAGATTATGCCATTTTCAATGAATATGGTACAAGCCGTGGCATTCCGCCGAGACCTTTTTTCAGACTTTCTGTAGGCACTGCAAATGCACAAAATGAAATAAAGGAATACATGAAAAGTCAAGTTGAACAAATTATTCAAGGAGGAATGACTGGGCAACAGGTTTATGAAAATCTAGGAACATTTGTAGTCCAAAAAATCAAAAAAACAATAGCAAGTGGGAACTTTGCAACACTTAATCCGCAAACTATAAAGAAAAAAGGGCACAGTAAACCACTTATGGATACTCACTCACTATATAATTCAATTAATTATGAGATTGTAGGTGTATAAAATGGCACATAAAACATTTATTCCGAAAAGATTTTTTAGCAAATGCAGAATATCAAAGAAAACTAGCGAATGGATTAATTCAGAACTGGTAGAAATTGATGAAAGCGAGGAATTTGAAGGAGCAGTACTTAATCTTAATAGACAAGACATAAGTATGCTTACGGATCAAGGGATACAAGTGACTTTAGACACTAAAAAAATATATTGTTATATTGATATTGACTTGAAAAATACAATTGAATTTGAGGGAAACAGCTATACTGTAACAACATCAAAGAACTATATGAAACACGATGAGCTTAGAATTTATTATATCGAAAGGGTACAAGAATGAAAAATGAAGTATTAAGAAAATTGTTAGCCAGTTTCGTGAATTTCCAAGTTATTCGTGATAATTATGTAGCTAAAAAACCAATAGAATGTGCAGTTATGCATACGATAAGTCTTAACAAATCAGCATACAGTGCATATAGAACTGTTGAAACAACAGATACGCAGATTAAGGAAAAGGCTTTGAGATTAGTTATCGCTTATTTACAATTTGATTTTTATGCTCCAACACAGGCAAGAGCAGAAGAAATGGCTAGCGAATTGCTTGAAGTTATAGTATTTAAGAAAAGACACGATCTGGTAAGGAACGGTTTTGGGCTAAGCGACGACGAAATAGAAATAAAAGATTTAACTTTCCTTGAAGGCAATCAATATATTTACAGATTCAGTTTTGATGTGGAAATGAATTGGCGAGAAACAAGTGAGAGAACAAGACAATTAATAAAAGATGTAGAAGTAAAAACGGAGGTAGAGAATGGCTAAGAAAATAAAAGTAACGGTAATAAGACCAACAAAGCCTTTATTGTTAGGCGATTTTGGAAAAGTCTTATTTATAACTAAAGAGGCAGATAAGGCTTATAAAAAATATACAAGGTTGGAAGATGTAAAAAAAGATTTCGGAGCAGATTCCAAAATGTATAAGGGAGTTGCAACATTCTTATCACAGGAAGATAGTGACGGCAATGTTATTCAACCAGATGTTTGGTATTGTGCAAGCAAAGCAACTCCAAATGAAGAATTTTTAGATAGTTTGCCAACTGGAGATTTTTATGGAGTTGTAGTCGATTTCTATGACGAGGAATTTATAAAGGCATTAGCTAAATGGCTGACTAGAAATGTTAAATTTGCAGTTGTGGCTAATTCGACGGCAGAAAATAACAATTTAAAAGAAAGTGTAAGAATATATTTTATGGCAGGAAAAGCTGAAGGCGGAAATTTGGATATATTTGGATTGCCAGCTTACACATTTGCTCAAGGAATTAATGGACGTTGGAGCGACAGAAGAATATTAGGAGTAGATCCGTCAGCTAAAACTTTGACAGAAGAAAGCAATAATGAGAAAGGGAATATTAATTACACTAGAAGTTTTGTTGGATATAACGCTGTGACAAGTGGCTCTTGGTGTGCTGACGGTGTTAGACATGCAGACCAAACGATTAAGATAGACGCAATTGTACATAACATTGAAACTAATTTGTCTAGAATGCTAATTGAAGAAAAAAATACAACAATGGATGGCGAAGGTATTCCGAAAGTTGAAGCATTATTGAATAGAGTAATGCTTGCAATGGGCAAACAAGGAGCAATTGCCAAGAATAACAGTGGCGAATACTTGTTTAAAGTTACAGTCCCAAGCATTGAGGATACCTCTGCACAAACAGGGTTGACTGTAGACGATTATATTAATCGTACGCTTAGAAATGTAAAAATTGATTTTACAATCAGTACAGAAATAGAAAAAATTGAAGTTACATTGGTTTGGCACGACGAACCATTAACGGCATAAGGAGGTAGAAAATGGGAAATAGTTTTTTAGAAAAGTCATCTGACTTAAGTTTAGTGGATTTAATTATAAATTTTCCTGGAGTAGGAGATGGATATTTAATTAAAGAAGCTACTGAGATAGAAAATAATCCAACAGAGGACTCACATACATTAAGTGATCCTGGCATAAAGGGAAATGTTATAACAATACAAACTAGAGTTACAAAAAGAGAAATAAAAATTACAACTATCAAAGGATCTGACGATGACATATTTTTAACAAAATGTAATGCAAATCCAAAAGGTGTGTTGGGAACATTAACTTATATAGACAATTCAGGAATGAATAAAATTGTAGGAATCGGAGAAGGCGTGTCAATTCAAAAAGGTGGAGAAAGAAAAAATAATACTAAAGACGTCACTATTGAATATACTGTTCAATGTGCAAAATATACTGAAAAAGTTTAGGAGGATTTAGAAAATGACAAACAAAGAAAATGAAAGAACAGAAGAAAAGAAAATGGAACAAGAAAATAATGTTTTTATTGATAATTTAGGAAGACTGAACATTAAGGAACAAGAGATATATGTGGATGCGGAAGGTAATACAAAGTTTTTTGATTTTCGGTTGACTAAACCACAAAATTTGCAATTATATCAAAAAGCATTTTTAAATTTTGCAATCGACAATGATTATTTTACATTTGCAACAATAGTATTACCTAAAATGGTTGAATTTCCTAAAGAAGCTAGAAAAATAGATTTTTTTGAAAATGATTCAGAGGCGTTAGTTGAATTGTGTAACACAATCGTGATGTTTATGGAAAAGCCGAAAGAGAAGAAGAAAAGAAAATTGAACATGACCTTGAAATAGCGGAAGAACAATACAACAACCCTATGATTAAAATGAAATGGGAATTTATTGTTAAAAAGGAAATAAAAGACCCTAACATTGTCTTAGATATGGATAATGTTAGGTTTTTCCAATGGTGCAGGGCGATAATGGATTTTAAAGAAAAGGAGAAATAAAATGGCTGGTGGAAATAAATTAGAAATATTATTGAGTGTAGAAGCTGAAGATAGCCCAATAAACAAATTAAAATCAAAAATGCAATCTTTATTACCAGCCGCTTCAAAAATAGAAGAAAAGCTGTCGAAATTAGGAAGCAAAATAAAGACAGACGGAATAACTAAATTGCAAAATGCAATGAACGGAATGGACATGAAAATCGCAAGAATGAAAATACATTTTTCAAATTTTTTGGCTGGCGATAAAGTATATAATTTTGTTAATAGTTTTTCCAAAATTCCTAAAATTGGAGATGCAATAAGTGGCAAACTATATAAGTGGGTTGACAAATTAAATGTTGGTGTAAGAAAAGGTGGATTGCTGCAAGGAGTGTTTGAGAAATTAGGTCCTAAAATAAAACAGGCTTTCAGTGGAAAAAGTTTAGAAAATTTTAAAAATAAATTAAACTCTATAAAAGAGAAAGTGGGTAGTTTAATAAGTAAATTTTCCAAATTTGGTGCAATTACTGGAGCTATTAGTGGATTAATTGGTGGAATAAGTTTTGCTGGAATAGCTAAAGCATCCGATGAAAATTCGCTTAGAAATTCAAGACTTGGAATGGTGACAAATGATGTTGCTGGATTGAAACAAAAAACATTTAAAGCATCTCAAAGTAGTGGGGCAGATTACGGAGCTCAATTAGATTCAATTGCTAAGTTAAAAATGCTTACTAAAGGACTATTTAATGACGATGAAGCTGTTAAATTTACAAGTACGTTAGATAAAGCGTTTAAAGTTTCAGGAACTGGAGCAGAAGAAGCAAAGTCAGCCATGTATCAATTAAATCAGGCAATGACTTCTGGAAAGCTGCAAGGAGATGAATTTAGGTCAGTAATGGAAAATGCTCCAATTTTGGCTCAAAAAATAGCTGAAAGTATGGGAGTGTCTATGGGAGAACTTAAAAAACTTGGTTCCGAAGGTAAAATCACGTCTGATGTAATTAAAAATGCTGTATTGGGAAGCGCGGATGAAATAGAAGCCCAATACTCTAAAATGCCATTGACTTTCGGAAAAGTTTGGCAACAAGCACAGAATGCAGGGCAACAAGCTATGGACGGATTACTTACCAAAGTTAATCAATTATTAAACACTCCTGCTGGTCAAAAAATGGCTCAGGATTTACAAGGGGCATTTACTGGACTTGCTGGAATGGCTAATGGGACATTAGATGGTATAGTAAATATTTTTGGAAAATTAAACTTTGGTCCTTTAATTGGACCGATACAACAAATAGGAACTGCATTGTCGCAAGCATTTAGCGGAGTTGGTGGAGAAGGACTTACAAACGGTATAGCTAATGGACTGAATATGATTATAAGTTTAGCTGGACAAGTTGCTGGAGTAATCGGACAAATGATTAGTGGTATTAATTTTGGGCAAATAGGACAGATATTTGGTGACATCGGTAATGCTGTTATGACATTGTTTGCTAATCTTGACTTTGGAAGTATAGGAAATATGCTTGCAATGGCTTTTCAGCAAACTATGCAAGCTGTATCAATGTTGACACCAGCACTTGCGCCTTTAATGCAGATATTTGCAGTCATTGTTAATTTAGCGGTTCAAATCGGAACGGCATTATTGCCAATCGCTGGTATAGCTATGCAAATAGGTGCTGCTTTGATAGCGGCAATAGTTCCAGTTGCTCAAATAGTCATAGGAGTATTTGCTGGGATTGTTGGAGCTGTAGTTGGAGTATTTTCAGCAATAATTGGAATAGTTGCAAGTATTATGGGGGCAGTATTAGCAGTTATCGTAGGAATTATAAATTCAATTGGAGCAGCCGTCAATAAAGTTGCAACATTTTTCACTCAGGCGTTCAATAAGGCAAAAAGTGTTGCACAAGGAGCAATTAACGCAATCAAAGGATTTTTCAATGGATTAGCAAGTACAGTAAGTAGTATTGCTAGTAAAATTGCGGGGATGTTTAATGTTAAACCGCCTTCTTGGCTTGGATTTTTAGGTGGCGGAAAAGGTCGTTACATAGGAGACAAATCGTGGGAAGGTGGACCTGTTACCGTTGCTGAAAAAGGTGCGGAAATGATTAGATTGCCTAGCGGACAACAGTTTTTAGCTAATGAAGAGATGACTATGAACTTGCCACAAGGTACTAGAATTTCAACGGCTGAGGCAACAAGAAAAATGATGAGGGACCAGTTTGGAAAGTCATCTAAAAGAGCGATTGACGGCAAAAAATCAAGTTCTGGTAGCAAATCAAATAACGGTGGAAGTTCACAAAATATTTTTTCTCCCACGATAGTTGTTGAAAATTCAGGTGGAAATGACAAAGAATTAACAAGAAAAATCGAAAGAATTTTAAGAAGATTCTTTGAAGAAAAATATTTGGCAATGGGAGGTTAAAAATGGATTTCAGTAATTTGAAACTGGCTAAGGACAAGTTGAAGGGAAATTTCCTTGGGAAAATGGTTTATGACAAAGCGAAAAGCAAAGGGTTCAGCATGGGATTAAACAGTTTTTTAGGGACTGCTGGAGCGACTGTCTATGGAGTCGCCCTTGCCTATTCTGGCGAAATTAATAATTTCTTTCAAAACTATTTCGGATATACCGTTTTTGAAGAAGCGGAGAGATGTAAAATTAATGATATTCCGCTTGAGTGGGTACAAATTAGGAGTGATGAAAGAACTAGCAGTGTCAAGACACATTCACTTGAAGACAGAGATAGCACATTGATAAGTAGCAATGTTTCACATAGCAATAGGAAATATAATATTTCTGTCATATTGACTGATCTTGCAACTGAAAATCCTGAAAATATTTATGAACAGATAGTTGAATTATGGCAAAAGAAAACACTATGCACAATTTCAACCGTTGAAACGATAGAGGATATGATCATAACTAAAGTTTCAAGAAGTTATAAAACTCAGACGGCATTAGAATTTGAAATTGATTTTGAAGTACTGGAGTTTGCTTATTTAATGAGAAAAGGTGAAGTCCTGGATTCTGAGGCAACTACATTGAAAGATGAGCAAAAAACTGGAGTAGCTGGAGCTAAGACAAGCAATATTGAATACGGAGGGTTTTTAAAATGAGAATAGAGATAGATAAAAATAAAATTCCTTATGTATTTACATTTAAAAGTGGCAGCGAGATTTTTTTACTTAGAATAAAGCATTTCAAAACAAATAATCGCATTTATTTGGATATTATGAATGAAGACGGGGAAATGTTGCTTGAGAATGAAAAATTGGTTTACGGCAGACCTGTTGGATGGTTTATGGCGAAAGATGAGAGCGGGAACATTAACAACAATTTCCTGAACTGTCATATTGTGCCGCTTAGCTTTGATAAAAAAGAAGTACCGATTACTTTTGAGAATTTTTGTGAAACAGTGTTTTTGGAATATTTTGATATAGAAAACGATGAGGAAGAAGATAATGTTTAATAAATTGTTTTTAGAGAGAACCGAAATCAAGATCGAAACTGATGATGGCGATTTAAATTTTATTTTCCCGAAAGATTATAATTTGACAGATCCAAATATTATCAACGGAGTTGAAATTAAATGGACTTATAAATCGGTAAATGAAGAGCCGAACGAATTTAATATCGAAATTAAAGGATTGACAAACACCACTATTGCCAAAATCAAATTAAAGGACGATATAAGGCTCGTTGCTGGATATGGCACAGATATAGGAGAAGTTGCAAGTGGTATTATTACTAGAAAAGAAGTTGAAAAAGGGACTTTAAAATTGAAATGCCGAGAAGTTCCAGCAGACTTCAAGAAATTAGTGAGTGTCGCTTATGCTCCAAATACCACGGCAAGCACTATAATCAATGATTTGGCTAGTAAATGCGGATTTACGGTTAAGCAATGCGAACTTAAGAATGACAAAGTTTACAGCATTGGAGAAAGCATACTGGGCAGTGGACTTTACGAAATAGGGCAAATCGTGAAAGATTGCGATAGTCAGATGACTACAAAAAATGATTTTATCTATATTTATCACAACGAAATTAACACAGAAAAAGTCATTAAACTGAGTTATCAAAGCGGACTTTTGGAAGAGCCAAAACCTCAAAATGTTGAAGAAATAAGTTATAAAGTCGAAAAGAAGAAGGAAGAAAAATCTAACAAAAAAGGCGGTAAAAAATCTAAAGGCGGAAACAAGGAATCAATAAAAGGAGGTAAAAAAGGTGGCAAATCCAAAGGTAAAGGCAAAAGGAACAAAAAATAGCGGTTCAAAGTCAAATAAAGGTAAAAATAATAACAAAAAAGAACCTAAAAATGACAAGCAATCAAAAAAGTCTGAAAAAAAAGAGAAAAAGGAAGAGATAAAATACGACTATGAAGTCAAATGCCTTCTTATCTATTATCTTAAAAAAGGTGATTTAATTGAATTAATAAGCAATGAAATTTCAACAATGTGTCAAATTGTAGAAATTACTGATATTAGTGATTTTAAAATGACTTTGAAAGTTAGAGTTGTCAACAATGAATCTGATGTTAAAAAGAATAATGCCGAAATCAAGGAAATTGAAAAGAAAGAAAACAAAAAAGGAAAAGCTACACAAGTAAAAAGAAAGGGCAAAAAGAAATGATGGAAGAATATATAAAGGCGATGATAGGAAAAATTGATACTTCCCTGATAGCCAGAATAACAAAAGTCTATGGTAACGGATTTATAGATGTCGAACCTTTAGCAGAGTTCAGGGAAGTCAAGCTGCCGCCAGTTTTACATGTGCCGTTATGCCAGTTGGGAAACAGGAGATTTAGTATAAAGATTAAATTTGAAGTTGGAGATGCACTTCCGATCCTAATTTTAAGTCGAGATATAAGTGGATACATCACTAAGGAAAGTACAGTGGTGAATACAAATAAAAGGCACAACTTAACAAATGCAATCGCACTGCCTTTTTATATCCCGACCGAAGTAAATCCTGATACAGAGCCTTCATCTGTTGGAATAAGTGGAAATATAAAGATGAGCGGAAATATTGAAAGTGGAGAAATAAAGGTTAAGGCGGTCAATGCAGAAGACGGAGTAAGCAAGGGCGGGATACCTTATAGTCATCCGTAGGAGTGTGATTTATGGACGTAAAATTAAATAACGCAACTGGAGAATTGTATGTCGAAAAAGGAGATATACAATTTTTTGGAGCAAAAGAAAAATATTTTGAAGTTATACAGCAAATCGTACTGATGTTGCACATTCGTGAGGGAGAACTTGAATATGATATAAAATATGGCTTAAATTTTGAGAAATTATTTGGTACACATGGAAACGAAAATGAAGTTCTGGAGCATATCAGAGATAAAATAATAACTAATTTTAGAGATTATTTAAGTAGATGTTATGTTGAAACTTATGAATATGAAAACAGACATTTAAAAGTAAATATCGGGCTTATCTTTAACAATAATGAATTGGCATTAATGAAAGGAGTTGGAATTGGTTGGCGAGGATAACAGTAAATACAGTACAGGATAATATGAATATCTTAAATAATGAATTAAAGACATTGTTAAAAGACGACTTCTCTAACGATAAGCGGAGTGCTTGGTATATGCTTATGTATCCAGTTGCAAGGCTTTTAAGAGAGAAAATGGAAAGGCAACAGATACAAGCAGAAAAAATGAATTTGCTAAACTGTGAAGGTATAGAAATAGACGAACATTTGGCAAATAGCCCATTTTTCTTTAAACGAAAACAGGAAAGTCAAGCAACCGTTAAAATTGAACTGATAGGGGGAATTAACGTAGTTCTTGAGACTGGAGATGTAATTGTTGAAGCGAATGACGGAATCAGATATACACTTTCTGAAAACGGAACATTGAATAATAGGACTACTTTTGAATTTACTTGCGATACGGCAGGAGAGCAAGGGAATAAAGAAGTTGGAAGTATTATTAAATTGGTTAAAGTTGTAAACGGTGTATATGATTTTAAGCAAAATGAAATTGCGGCTGGAGGACAGGAACAGGAAAGCGACAACGATTATATAGAGCGTTGGTTTTTAAGTCGTAATGAAAGTGAATGGAACTTGGACGGAATAAGAGCAGAAATTTTAAAGCAAGAGGGTGTTAAATCAGTCTATGCTGACGAAAATAAGACAATGACAGTTGATAGTAAAGGTTTAGAGCCGAAATCAATTGTTTTAATAGTAGACGGTGGAAGAAATGAGGATATAGCAAAAGCAATATGGAAAAAAAAGGATCATGCTATTCAAATGAATGGAGACACTGTTGTAACTGTTAAGGATAATCAGGGAATAGACAGAGAAGTGAGATTTTATAGACCGAAAAAAAGAGAAGTACAAGTAAAAATTGACTTTCAAAAAGCAGATGGAGTAAATATTCTTGAGGAAAATTTGAAAGAAATCGTGAAAGAATATTTGGAATCTGTAAAAGTAGGAGAATATATAACATCTTATAAGTGCGAGAGTGAATTTATAAGAACGGTGTATTCGGCTGATAAATTATTGAATGTAGATATTACTTTCAAATTCAAGGAAACTTCTGGAACAAATTTTGAAAAAGTGTTAAAGTTGGGATTTAATGAGGTGGCAAAATATGCAGAATAATTTTGATTATTTGATGTCAAAATGTCCGTGGTGGTTAAAAAAGAATGAAAACGTAAAATCTCTATATATAGCAATATCAAAGTTGTTTGATGAAGTCGATAAAATTTATAATTTATTAGAAAAACAGCACCTAATAGATTATGCAAATGGGGAATTTCTTGATGATTTAGGAGAAAAATTTAATGTTACTAGAAACGGACAAACTGATGACAGATACAGAAATAGAATTAAATTGGCGATGAGAAAATATAAGTTAATTCCAAATTTGGAAACAATAAGCAATATTGGAGAAATGTTTACTGGATTAACTCCAGCGATTGAATTGAATAAAAACAATGAGCCATCACAATATGATGTTAAATTTATAAGCAATAAAGATTACGATTATTCTTTGATTGATGAATTAGATTTAAATGATATAGTTGGTGGTGGAGTAAAGGTAAATACACATAAATGTTTGGACAATTATATAGTTGGAATAAGATTTGGAAGTAAAACTTTAGGACAAAATATAATCAAAAATGAAATCAAAAGAAATCCGGTTTGCAATTTTGCGTACTCAAGATTTAAAAGATTTGGACGGAATAATTTAGGACAATTTGATATAGGAGAAGAAAATATAATCAATTTAAAATAGGAGGTAACAATGGCAAAATTAACGAAGTTTAAGGCACAGCAAGTTGAATTTCCAACACATTATAAAATCGAGGAAACAAACAGAGGAGATGAAAAAATTAAAAATATAATTCCAGCATTTGGAACTATAAGAGAAAACGGAACTCCTGAAACTGAGGAAATTTACAACGGTTTGCAATTCGGAAACGTGCATACTTTACAAGCAAATAAAACAACAAACTTAAACATAGATTATTATGTTTGTAATTTAGACGGTTTAACAGAGTTTGGATTAAATAATGATTTAAAATTAAGAATCAATGTTGATAGTAAAAACACGAATACAACTACAAAATTACGGCTTAACAGTATTGATTATACATTATTGAAAGAGTATAACGGAACTTTAAAGCAAATAGAAGCGGGAGATTTTAAGCCTAACAAGAGTTACGAATTAGTATTTAATGGGACTCAATTCGTTGTAATAAATATTGCAGAATATGGCATAACATCAGGTACATCCCTCGAAGGCAACCGCCTAGCTGAAATAATCGGACTAGAATTTGGTGGTAATATTCAAGATGTTGGAAACAAGACAAAAGGCAAGTTTTATTACGATAACGTAACAAAATATTACTATGAGTGCATCGCTGATACAAGTGCTACATACAATGACGCAACTAAATTTAGAGCGATTTCT